ATGCAGTATCCCAGGCTGGTTTACGGTTTTGACCTCCAGGCGAATGAGGAGAGGAAAAGCGCAGGAGCATTGCAGGTGTCCCTGGTCTGCCAGAACACGGAGGAGATCCTCCCGGAACGGATTGAGCCGATGGTGAGGGAATGCCTCCGGGACGTGCTCCTGAAGCCGGAAGGTGACACGCTGTATGCTTTCACCTGGGCCAGGACAGACCCTTTCTCTATGGAGGAGGATGACAAGAAACTGCTGATTGGAAGCGATATCCGGTTTGACATCCTGGAATATGCAAGCCAGGAGACAACAGATCCTGACCCGGTGGCGGCCACGGACAGGTATATCAAGGAACTGTTCCCGGAAAGCACTGTCATAGGGCTGGACAGGATGGAGGATATCACGGTGGCATCGGGGGAGAATCCGGTAATATACTGCAGCCTCACTTCCCTGGACAAGGGGGAGGAGACGAATACGGTCGCATGGATGGACGGCGTGATTGCCGTCCATGTTTTATGCCCGGAAACGGACAGGAGGACAAAGATGGCGGCAGCCATAGCAAACCGGATGAGCCTGGATGGGGAAATCATCATGCTGGACAATTCCCCCATGTTCATCAAGAGGCTGCAGGCAAATTATAAGTCTGACTATCTGAAAGATGGGCAGATTTTCGTAACAGGACACTATGGGCTGCTCAGGTACCATGCAAAGCCGCATGGGCTGGGCAGTGCCGGGTGCAGGTTTTGAGAAATGGAGGTGGCATGATGGCAGAGAGCCAGAAGAAGGCCAGGGATGCCCTGGCACAGGAGAAGGAAGCAAACCAGAAGAAAGCAGAAGATGCTTTGGAAGGGAATGCAGCAGAAGAGGGCAGGAGCACGATGCCGGAAACCGGGAAAGCGGCATCTTCGGCAGGAAAAACTGCCGGAAACAGGAGCGGCACACAGGAAGCATCAAAGAAGAGGGAAACCGTTTATACAGCGGAGGAGTTCGCAGCCAATGCGGAGGCCCTGTTCCATGTGAAGCCGGAGTGCGTGCAGGCCGCATTCCGGGAAAAAGGCATCAGGGAATGCACCAAATCTGACGCAAGGAAAGCGGTGGAAGATTTCATGAAAAAGGAGGTTAAGTAAGGATGGCAGGGATTTTTGCTATTGGAGAAGAAAAAGTCAGGCCCGGCGGATATTTCCGCATCAAGAAAAATGGGGATGATTCCGGGACGGATGTAATCAACGGAGTGGCCGCTGTCATTTTCCGCTCGGATTTCGGGCCGATGGGCAAGGCGGTCAAACTGAACAGGGAGGAAGGATACGAGGATACCTATGGCACGGCAGGAACCACGGATGCCCTGAGAGAGGCATTCAAGGGCGGCGCAAGCACGGTCATTGCCGTGCGCCTAGGAAATTCCGGCAGCGTCTCCAGCGTGGTACTGACGGATGCGGAGGGGGAGGAGGCTGTCACCATTACCACGGTACAGCCCGGCTCAAAGGAGTTCTCGCTGACTGTCCGGGAGAAGATTACTGATTCGAACACTAAGGAATGCGTGATTTATTCCGGTTCAAAGGAATTTTACTCTACAACGTTCCCGGCTGGGGAGAATGAGGCATCCTCCCTGGCAGAGGCAGTCAATGCCTCAAAAAACTTTGTGGCGGCTGTGGCAGAGGGGAAAGGTGCTTCTGCCCTGGGGGATGTTTCCCAGAAAGCCTTTGCCGGGGGAACTGATCCGGCGGTGACGGTAGACGATTATGCGAAGGCCTTTGAACTGACAGAGCAGTTCATATTCAACACAATCTGCGTGGATACGGAGGACAGTGCGGTTCATTCCCTGCTGTATTCCTTTATCAACCGCATTTACGACAATGGTTCCTTTGCCCAGGGAGTTGTGGCAGAAAAGAGCACCACTTCCCTTGAGATTAGGGAGAACAAGGCGGCATCGTACAATGACGAGAAGATGTGCTATGTGCTCAATCCCAATGTCCAGACATCCTATGGCGAGCTGACTGGATATCAGACTGCTGCAAGGATTGCGGGCATGATTGCCGCCGTTCCGTCTAATTCCTCACTGACCCATGAGGTAATCAGCGAGTTCACGGATATCAATGAAATGCTCACCCCAACGGAAATGACGAAGGCAGAGAAGATGGGATGCATTGTCCTTGCCTTGAACAGCAATGACCAGGTGTGGATTGACAGCGCTATCAATACTCTTGTCACGCCGCCTGACAATAAGGATAATGGCTGGAAGAAGATCCGGAGGGTCAAGACGAGATTCGAGCTGCTGAGACGGTGCAATGATACCACGGACAGCCTTGTGGGGAAGGTGGACAATGATGCAAATGGCCGATTGACCATCAAGTCCCAGCTGGATGATGTCTGCTTTAACATGAAGAAGGAGGGGAAGATTCTCTCCTATTCCATCACGGAGGATCAGGCATATGTGGCGGATGGAGATTCCGCATGGTTCATTATTGATGTTGTTGACAAGGATTCCGCAGAGCATATTTATACGGCCTACGGATTCCAGTTCAGCACGGTAGCATAGGAGGTGGAAATATATGATTAACCCACAGGCCGCAGGAGATGCGAGACACGCAAGGACAGGGAAAGACGGGGCATTCTACAACGCAAAGGGGGTGCTCCTGGCAACAGTGGAATCCTTCACATCCAACGTGACTTTCAACAATGCGAAGTATTCTGTCCTTGGGGATGCCCAGGAGCATGAGACGGCGAATACCTTTGCCGTGAATCTTACGATGTCCCAGGTAGTGGTGGAGAGCGACGCATTCATCACGGAACTGGTGAAGGCGCTGGAAGACCAGACAATGCCTTACTGGAATTTCCAGGGGTCGCTGAAAGGAAGGAATGGCTCGGAGGAGCGCATGACATATTACGAGTGCGTGCCGTCCGGGCAGATTGACCTGCAGAACATCGCTGTCGGCGATGTCATCAAGCGGAACTGGAATTTCTTTGTGAACAGGCCGCCGAAACTTACGAGCCTCATGGCAGTAGACAGGCAGGGGGCATAAGCCCTGGATTCCGGCAGGACAGGAAGCTGTTTTTATAAAGAGGAGGGCATGGGCATCTGACAGGCGCCTGGCTTTCCTCTTTCATGATTTTAGAAAAGATTGGAGGAAAAAAGATGTCGAACGAATTTAGAAAAGGTGTAACGATTGGTGGAAAGAAGGAGGAAACTTCCGCAGCGGTGGAGGACAGGGAGTTTTCCAAAGAGGAGACTGCAAACCAGATGAGATTGAACGAGGAAGATTTCCTGCATGGTCTGGTGGAGGCGGCCGGTTTCGCTGATGACGAGGAACAGGCGGCAGACATTGAGATTGTGCGCCCGGATAAGAAGACAGGGGATAAAAAGGTGCTGTTCCGCTTCCGTGTGAGGGCACTGACTGAGCAGGAGTATACCGACTGCAGGAAACGGCATACAAAGTATGTGCGAAACAGGAGCCTGGGGGTGAAGATGCCGGAGGATACGGACAGTTCCCTGTACAGGGCCGCCCTCATTTATGAGGCCACTATTCCAGAGGACCGCAAGAAACTCTGGGACAACAAGGATGCATGGGAGGCTCTCCGGGACAAAGGCAAGCAGATTGTCCGGGGCCTGGACGTGATTGAGACATGCCTCAAGGCAGGGGAGAAGGACAGCGTCATTGACGTGATAGACCGCCTGAGTGGCTACAGCGACAACATTGAAGAGGTTGCTGACAGCCTGGAGGATACCATAAAAAACTGATCGAAGCCGGGGGAAAGACCTGCCTGCTGCACCATATTTTCCAGCGGACAGGGATAACCCCGGAGGAGTTTTACCAGAATACGCCGGAGATGCAGGCTTTCATGCTTGCATCCACAAGAGCGTATCTGGAAGCACCGCAGGGAGGGGGTGAGACAGATGGCTGAGACGGTCAGGATAGAGATACCTATCGAAACAATTGACGATACAGAGCCGGAACTGTCCAATCTGATTAAGAAGCTGGGCAAGGCCGGCAAGGAGGCAGATAAGTTCGGGGAATCGGCTGATAAGGCGAGACAGAAGGTTTCAAAATTCGACGAGACCCAGGAGAAAACCCAGAAGAGCCTGTCCCGGTGGATGAAAGAGAAATATGAAATCCTTCTGGAGGCAAAGGAGCGGATTACCCCGGTGCTCCAGGCACTGGGGGGCAGATT